CTTTAGATTTGTTGGATGCTTTTGCTAATACTGTCTTCTATTTTATTGAAGGTGGTTATCGAGTTTTTACAACTGGTTCTTTATCTCCGTTAATTTATTCCGATTTTGAAGCTAAGCAGTTTGACGACGATTGTCATCGTTGCGAACGCTATGCTGAGTTCTCGAAGACTGGAGATTTGGAAAGATTAGGCAATTTTTCTACCAATGAACTTGATCACCTTTTATTGACTACAATCGATAAAGGTAATCAATTACTTGGTATGACTTCCTCCATAGCTGAAAAAAGCGTATTTCGATCCAGATTAGATCGTATGCGCCGAATTCAAACTGAGTTGATCCAAACTAGACTGACAGGTGGGCTTCGAACAGCCCCCTTTGTTGTCAGTTTTTATGGTGGATCTTCCCAAGGAAAGTCTTCTATTGCTAAAATTTTCATGCATACTTTGCTTGAAGCAAATGGTTTTCCATCTGATCCTGCTTATGTTTGTAGTGTCAATGAGAACGATAAATTCTTATCTACATACCGCTCGTGTGTGAATGGAGTTCATGTTGATGATGTCGGCAATGCAAAAGCCGATTTTGTCGATAGACCTCCTTCGCAGATCTTGATTGATTTGAATAACAATGTTCCTACTTATGCTCTCCAAGCTGAAGCCGATAAAAAAGGTAAAGTTGTGATTGAGCCAAAAATTGTTATTTGTACTTCAAACGTCAAAGATCTTGGTGGTAATGTTTATTCGAATGAACCTGTTTCTATTGCGAGACGGGCCGATTTGCACATCACTACTAAAGTTAAACCCCAGTTTTCAACTGGTGGTATGCTTGATTCTACTAAAGTTTTCCAAGAGTATGCAAATACCGATGTCCCTATACAGGATATTTGGGATTTAACACTTGAGATCGTTCATGCTATTCCTAGTTCCGCTGCTGGCGGAAAGGATAGTATTGGATGGACTCGTGTTGAATCTCAAGGAAAACCGATGGTTAATGTCGGTGTCGAAGAAGCGCTTCGTTGCGCCGTCGAGATGTCTCGAGAACACCGCCGTAATCAAGAACGATTAGTTAATTCTGCCAATTCTTTGCAACAACGTCTTTGTGTTTGTAATGCATGTGGTCTCCCTGCTATGTATTGCAAATGTGAACAACATGGTCCCTATTATCCTGGACAAGCTGGTCCAACGTGGACCTGTACTTGTCCTAGTGATAAGACGTATTGTTGTGCTTTGTGTATAAAACATGCTGAACCGGAGTTGATATGTGGTTCTTGTGACCGCATAATTCCTACGTTCAAAATGGTTGTACATGAGCAATATTGTATTGCATTGGCTGATAAACACTATTGTAAATGTTTAGATCGACTTCATTGTGATGATGAATTCGTGTTAACCTCTGGTACTGAATTCGTTAGGTACAGTGAGCAATTTGGTGAATATATTGCTCCTGTTATCTTGGGATTTGGTATGAAATGGTTTGCACGTACTTCTAATAAGTTGACTAATCTTTCAAGTCGTCTTGAGGAATACGCTACTGCCCGTCTATTTCAGATTGCCAGGGATTTGGAAAATTCCTGGTTATCCCGTTGGACTAATTGGATTCCTAGCTCATGGTTGAATGAAAAGTTATGTGAGAATATAGTATGCTATATGGAACGAGATTCCATAATGGCTTACGCAAAATCTCAAATAACTTCCGCTCTAGGATGTCTGGTCGTAGGTACATCTTTGTGCCTCCTAGACCGTCCTTTACCCTTTATTCTGCCTCCTATTGCGTTCGGTTTGTGGTCGTGTCGTAAACGAGTACCTATGTTCTTACCCATTCCTATTATGTGGTTTAGTTCTGGTGCTCCTATATTGACGATACCTGCAAGTTATACGATTTCTGCTCTTTCATCTGTAGCTGTATCTTCCTTTTTGTTGGAGATTCCTACGATTCACTTTTCACCTTTTGCCATTCTCTCTATATCGATGATATTGTCTGGATTTCATGTCCGGAATTTTTTGATGTGTCGTGAGAATGTGTATAGTGAAATTGTGAAACGTAATGATGCAATACCTGAAATGATATCAGATGTGCGTGATAATCAGATGAAAATTTTCTTTAAGTATTGTGCTATTGCTGGTGCTATTTATGCATTGTGCAAAGTATGGACATGTTTACGTGTTATACCTGAAGAACAAGGAAATCTTGAACCCATTGATATTGCTGATATTGAAGAGCGTGAGGCTGAATGTAATGTTTGGTCGAAACCTGAAGTGGAAATACTTCCGTGTTCTTTGAAATCTAAGAGTATATCCCATTCCGTTTTGTGTGACTTGGTTTTTGCTAATCTCGCTTTTATGACATGTTTGATAGATGGTAAGCGGCATTCCTGTGATGCCTTTTTTCCTTTTTCAAACGTAGCAATAATACCGCAACATGCTTGGAAAAAGGATGTGCTGGAAGTTTCGTTTACGAGGAAGGATCCTACATGTGTAGGTGCTAACTTCTCTTGTTTTCTTTCGAAATCCCAGAGTGTTCATATTTCAAATACTGATTTTTGTTTAGTCTGGGTTCCCAATGGTGGGGATTGGAAAGATCTCCGCCCATATTTTCCGCTTGACCGAATACGTCAAGCTTATGGAACCCTTATTTACAAAGATCGTGATGGAAAGCGTGTTGAAGGTGCTACTGTCGCAATTTTTGGAAATCAGAGTACTGGAGCGTGCTCAAATTTTCATGGTTGCAGTTATGTTTTGCCTTTCACAACATTTCGGGGTCTTTGTATGGCCCCTCTTATCTCACAGACTAAAGGACCAATGATAGTCGGTTTCCACCTCGGTGGAGTTGACGGAAGTCCTCAAGGTTGTGCCGGTTTTTTGAGTATTTCGCAGCTTCATGCTGCTATTGCTTCATTAACGGACGCCCCTAGTGTTTTGTTGAGTAAGAGTGCAGGAACAGTGCGACCAAAGATTTACGATGTCCAATGGTTTTCAGATTCTACTATACATCATAAGAGCCCATTGAATTTCTTGCCTGAGGGTACTAATTGTACTCTTTATGGTAGTTGTATTGGGAGAGCTAAGTATTATTCTGAAGTTATTCCTTTGCCTATATCTGATGCTGTTGCTGAAATAATGCATGTTCCGCCTAAGTGGGGAAAACCTAAATTTTCCACGAAGAGTTGGCGAGAGTCTTTATTGTATTCTTGTGATCCCTCTATAGGTGTTGAACCTGGTTTGCTTGATGAGGCTTTTATTGATTATACCAGACAACTTGATACTGTCTTGTGTGATGCGAGATGGAAATCTTTGATTGGTGAAACTAAGCCTCTAACCAATATGCAAACAGTGTGTGGTGTTGATGGACGAAAGTTTATTGATAAAATGCCACGTGATACATCAGTTGGTTATCCATTGTCTGGTCCCAAATCCAAATATACTGAATTTCCTGATCCTAATGATTTTCCCGACTTTGAGTGTCCAGCTTTACTGGACTCGAGATTTTGGGATGAATGGACTTATTGTGAACAACAGTACTTGAATGGAATGCGTGCCTATCCTGTCTTTAAGGCTTGTCTAAAAGATGAGCCCACAGCTTTAAATAAGGACAAAGTGCGTGTGTTTCAAGCTTCACCAATAGCACTTCAATTGGGAGTACGGAAATTTTTCTTGCCTCTTGCAAGGATTTTGTCTTTATTTCCACTCATTTCCGAATGTGCTGTTGGTGTTAATGCTCAAGGACCTGAATGGCACCAGTTGATGACCCATGTTGGTCGTTTTGGTGCTAATACTCTAGCTGGTGATTATAGCAAATATGATTTACGAATGCCTGCTCAATTGACTCTTGCAGCTTTTCGTGTTTTAATACACATGGCACAGCGCTGCGGTTATACTGAGTACGACATAATTATCATGACTGGAATTGCTACGGATGTGTGTTATCCGCTAATTGCGTATAATGGAGATTTAGTTCAACATTTTGGTTCAAACCCATCAGGTCAGAATTTAACAGTTTATATTAATTGCGTTGTTAATTCATTATTGTTCCGTTGTGGGGCCATATATTTGATTGGAGAGCGTTATACGCGCTTTTCCGATCTTTGCTCCCTAATAACTTATGGTGACGATGCTGATAGTACAGTTCATCCTGATTTTCCCGAGTTTAACCATATTGCATATGCTGATTTTTTGAAGCATCGCCGTATGGTTTTTACTATGCCTAACAAGACAGATAATCCTAGAGAATATATGTCGCGTGAGGAATCTCATTTTCTCAAGCGCGAGTCTAAAATTCTCGGTGATACTGGTTTGTTGTGTGGCGCTTTGGAGGAAGATTCGATTTTTAAGAGTCTTCATTGTGTATTAAAGTCCAAAGCTGTCACGAGTATGGAACAAGCTATAGCCAATATTGGCGGAGCGGCCAGGGAATTCTTTTTCCATGGTCCAGAAGTATACGAACTTCGCCGACAGCAGCTGTTGCTTGTGGCAGAACGCCACAATCTTATTTCCTTATGCCCTGATCTACTCCTTTCGTTTGAGGACAGGTTGGCTGAATGGAAAAATAAGTATGTTCCCGGAACGGCACCCCGTTAGTGTGCCATTTCGACCATGTCAATGTCTATAAACTTTTGGCTATCCGGTCGACGATCCGGTATGTGCAAATCTCGTCAATGTATTATTGGTTACCTATATTTTGTAAAGTTCATATCGTTGTATATATTATATTTGCTTGATACATTAAACAATGCCCTCGTGCATTACTCCTATTTAGGAGAGTACATAGTTTGTACAAAAAACGATATATTCAGTGTGTTAATAAGTGTGTACATATTGTCTATAATTTCACTTACCATGAATATGAATATATCCAAGGGGTCGGACACCCATTCTGAACAAAATGTCCACTTTAGTGACCAAACGGCTGACTGGTCATATATCGTACCGAGTCAGCCCGATGATACGTTTAAGGTAGCTGATATGCGTGATGCTACGTTGGAAGAATTTTTCTCCCGCCCTGTTCGAATTCATTCTTTTGTGTGGACCCCTGGTTCACCTATGTTTGAGTATATCGATCCGTGGTCATTATTTTTCCACAATGTACGTGTTGTTAATCGAATTAATAACTATAATTTACTACGAGCTATTCTTAATATTAAAGTTGTGCTCAATGGAAATGGTTTTTATTATGGACGTGCAATTGCATCCTACTTGCCTCGACCATCTGCTATTATTGGAGCCCCTTTGCCTCGTGCATTAGTTCCTCAAGATTTAATTCAGATGTCGCAATTGCCGCACATTTATTTAGACCCTACCACGTCACAGGGAGGTGAGATGTCTCTCCCTTTCTTTCATCCCAACAACGCATTGAGCATTCCTGAAGATGAGTTTGCCCAGGTTGGTGCTTTGACATTTAAGGACCTTACTGAGTTGGCTCATGCCAACAACGGTACTAATCCTGTAACAATAACTGTTTTTGCTTGGGCCACTAATGTATCTTTGTCCATCCCCACTTCTACCCGTAATGGGTCTTTGTCACCACAGATGGGGGATGAATATGGTACAGGTCCTGTTTCACGCCCTGCTAATACTATTGCAAGGGCTGCTGGAGCATTAGCAAAAATACCTGTTATAGCACCTTATGCTAAAGCAACTCAAATGGCAGCTAAAGCTGTCGGAGATGTTGCCTCAATATTTGGTTATTCTCGACCAACCCAAATTGTTCAATCTAACACTGTTAAACCCGAGTATGTTGGGGTTTTGGCGAATGCCAATGTTCCTGATAATGCTACTAAATTAACCTTGGATTGTAAGCAAGAAGTAACCGTTGACCCTCGTGTCGTCGGTTTGGGTTCGTCTGATGAAATGTCAATATTGTCTTTGGCCAAGAGGGAATCATATTATGCATCCTTCTTATGGTCAGATTTTGACGCCCCTGACGCAGTTCTTTATTCCAAGTATGTTTCTCCATTGACTTATGACACTTATGGTGTTCCAGGAGCTCTTAACGAAGAGTTCCACATGACGCCTGTTTGTTTTGCTGCCTTACCTTTCCGTTATTGGAGAGGTACTTTGCGATTTCGATTCCAGATTGTCGCCTCTGCATTTCATAAGGGGCGCATTAAAATTGTTTATGACCCGACACTTTTGCAGAGTGCTTCGGTTGGAGAATATAATATTAATTACAGTTACGTAGCAGATTTGGCTAGCGATCGTGATTTTACATTGGAATTTGGTTGGGGACAAAAAGCTAGTTGGTTACCTATTGTCGAATTACAGTCCATGGTATCTCCTGCCGGAGTTGCCGGCACTGTCTTGACTACTACCCCATCGGCAGTCGGATCAAACGGATTGTTTTCTGTAGTTGTTGTTAATGAATTGACTTCTACTTCTGATCAACCTGCGAGCGTTTATGTTAATATGTTTGTTAGCGCTTGCGATGATTTTGAAGTTTGTGTTCCATCTTGCGATCATCTTGCTAATCTTTCCTGGGCACCCGGTGTTACAACCGGAGGTGGTCCAGGTTTGACTAAAATGAGTGCGCAGATGGGCGATGAAGCCGATCCAGTTGATTCTTCTACAGAATCTTCTCCTACTCAGGAAACGTCTTTGGATACAATGGCAGCTGTTTTGCCTATTGACCATACTTTAGATGTTTTCTTTGGAGATCCTGTAACGTCCTTTCGACAGTGTTTGAAACGATACCAGTTTTCAAGAGCTTGGTTGCCTTATTATTTTCTTGATTCTACGTATTCCTACATGGGGTATCGGTTGCCAGATGTTCCAATTTATCAAGGTGCCGTTGGTGGTGCTATTGATTTTGCTAATGCGCCAGCTGGTGCTGTTGCTTGGAACTTTGTCAAAATGACATTATTGAACTATCTTTTACCTGCATATGCTGGTCGGCGCGGTGGCTTACGATGGAAATATCATCTCCATGGAGTCCAAAATGCCCCAGCTTATATGAGTATCACTAAGAGTGGAGAAGGTGAAGGCTATCAAGCTTTTGGATCGTCTTTGACTGATCCCACGAGCGGTAATCAACCGAATATTCGGAATGCCGCGGCTAATGCCTTTTTTCCCCACACATGGTGTGCCACGCATGTAACTGATGTGAGAAATAACCCAGTAATTGAGGCTGAATTGCCTTATTACATATCTCGTCGCTTTATCGATTGTCGCGACACTAATATGACATCGACAGGACATTTTTCAACATCCTACCATTATTTGCGAATGCATTATAAATTGGGTATTGATGATGATCCAACGATACATAGCTATGTATCTACAGCTGAAGATTTTAACCTTTATTTCTTCAGTGGAGTACCCCCAATCTACGTGATTCATCAACCAGATGGTTACGTAGAGTGAGGTTTAAAGAGTTACCCATCCCGAGGGTACTAGTATTTCGGGAGAGCAAGGTTCCGCTTAGAGTGAACAAATCTCGTCGGTGATTGGCGAGTAGGGCTTAGGTCCTGGGAACAAGATGATCTTGTGTGCCGTTTTTTGAAATTTAATTTAAAGTTTTTTGAGAGACGGTGGTCTCTTTTTCTTTAAATAAAAATCTCAAATTTATACTGCAGAATCCTAAACTG